ATGTCGCGCACAATCTGCAACAACAAAGTTTGATTAGTAGGTTTAGGTTGCTCACTCAATTGGGGTCATTTCCTGACCACACAAACCACAAACAAGCATCCCTTCAGCAGGCGGAGTATGTTCATCGCCCTGCATAAAGCAACCTTCAGTTTTACAGCTCAGCATCTTTATCCTTATCCCGCAGCAGTTCCAGTAGCCATCATCACCGCAATACCATAAAGGGTCTGTGTTGCAGGCTGAGAGACACCACCATTATTGACCAGGGCAATTGTTGCAGTTCCAGTAGTAACAGCGTTAACAACAGGCGTGAAGTACGCTCCACTAGTGGCAAGCCCGCAAACAATCGGGGTAGTCCCGAATCGGGATGTAGGGAAAACAACAGACACAAGCGCTGAAGAACCCGCAGCAACAGCAGTAGCCGGCCCAGTTGCGCTAAAGACAGCCATAGCAGCAGGAAGCGGTTGCCATTGTGCACCATCCCAATGCTCAATTCTGTCCCTATCAGTTAGATAAGAAACCTGCCCAGCAGTAGCCGAAGCAATACCAGTTGAACGAACAGCCGAAGAACCAAAAGTTCCAACAACCTGCGCAGAAACATAAACATTCAAATCTGATGCGGTAAGGACATCACCGATAGCCCAAGTTTTCAAAGTCATAAAGTTTCTCCTAAGTGTCTAGTTTATCGGGATATTAGACAACCTTCTGAGTATCCAAAACACCCAGATAAGTTGAGTTCAAAATTACACCTGCACCAAACGGAGCTAACCCTAAAGAAACCTTATGAGTTTCAGGAGTGAAATCCTGTCTGATACTAATGACAGTGTATTTCTTGTCAATGTTTGAACCTGTTGCTGAAGGCCTAAAGATTACTCTGGCAGGGTCAAACAAGTCAATGTTCATAACTCTTGTCTGAGCAGTTCCCGCCATCGCTTCTAACTGCAAATCTAGGCTAGTCAAAACATAATCAGGGCTTCCAAACTGCCCATAAATCTCACTAACCATCGCACTAGATCTAGCACGGCTAATACCTAAATTATCTGTTTGAGCGTAAGAGCGTATTCCATAAAGAGCCTGGCTAGCGGTACTTTGAGTTGTAACAGTTCCACCCGATGCACGAACGACATTCACCTGATTATAGAACTGGTCGGAAGCGTATTGAACTTGCAAATCAGATATAGGCAAAGCAGTAGCAACAACAGCACTTCCATAGTTATCTGCAAAGCTTTCCATTGTTGGCGTAGATGTTGTTCCAGCATTGATAGTTGTCGCATAAACGCTTGTAGAGTTGCGCTCAACCCCAGTCCAGCCAGTGTATTGGCGTTGCTGATCACTTAGAAAAGTGCTTGAAGTTTCCTGATATCTCTCACCATCAAAATAGGCAGTTGAAGCAGTTGTTGTTGGCGAAATAATTAAATCTTTTATTTGAAAAAGACTTGAAGCGCTAATTACTATTTCCAAAGTATTCATTGAGAGAGATGTTGTAACATTCTCAACCTTGACCTGATTCCAACCACCAGTAAAACTTGAAACAGTTCCACCATATGTTTTTAACGCAGTTCCAGTAGCTCGCTGATAAAGGTAAAGTGTTGAAGTTGGATCAATGGCGTTAGTCCAGAAAGACATACTATAAGCAGTATTTGGCTTGTATTTAGTTCCATCGGTTTCTGAATAACAAACGCCAAAATCATAACCATTGCTAACGGCTTCCATGACATACTCACCAGGGAAAGAAGCATTAGTTACAACAGTCCCAGCAACACCAGTCTGATTGATACCATCAGTCCAGTTGCTCATGTCGGTTGCAGTGCCATTATAGAAACCTGCGGTTGTGTGATAGTTGTAGCTTGGTGAAGCAGAAGGATTCCAAAGCCTGCCTGAAAGACTGCGATCAGTCCATTTAGCGTTGCCATCTTTAGTCCCCCAAAAATAGCCTGGCTCAGTTCTAGCAACATTCTGCAAATAACTAAGAACAGTCTCACCCTGCTCCAAAGTATCTCCAACCAGCGGAGTTTTACCTGCACTACCAGCCAAAGAAACAGTTACAGCAGTTCCACCCCAGATAGCCGTAGCAGAAGCAATCCTAGGCGTAGGCAATTGCCCAGCAGTATTAGCAGCAGTAATCAAAGTAGGGTTGAAGTTAGCTTTAGCGAGAACACCTAAACCATCAGTAGCGGTCAGGGTTGCTCTAGCATCAAGCCCCTTCTCGTCATTAGTGAAATCCCAGTTTTGAACCCAACCGGTAAAGATAACAACACCGCTAGCAGATATCTGCACTTTAGCGTTAGGTTGAACTCGCGTATAACCATTAGTCGCATCATAAAGAACAGAGCTTGTATTGAATGGGTCAAAAGTTCTATCATTATTGATAAAACTAACTGTTGCCTGTCCCACCTGAGTATCATCTAAAATACGCGGGCTACCACGATCAATAGTTACATTAGTTGCGTAAGAAGTAACATCAACCTGCGCACCTGCACCAAAACTAAGATAAATCAGGTATGTAGGGACAGCCATTAGATACCCCAAGCAGTAGGAAGTCTGCCATTACCCTTAACATACTTGCTAACCGCATCAACAACAGCTCTAGGGTCAGCAGACTGAACATAAATATTGACTGTACTTCCAAGCGCGCTTCTACTGCCCAAAGGAATGATGGCTTCAGGTCGGCCACCTTCTCCAACAGTTACATTAGTACCACCAGGGGAAGGCATAACAATTCCACCCTTAGCAAGCTTAGGCAAATTGAGATTAGGAATGTTATTAACATGCAGATCAATAGCACCAAAAGAAGCAGCCTTGACACCATCAAGAACTGAGTTCAAACCGCCCAACATGCCATTTATGCCATTGATAACACCATTTATAAAACCTTCAAACATGCCAATCCAAAAGTTCACATAACCTTTGAAAGCCTTGCTAATGAAATCAAAGGCAGTAGTGAAAGCAGAAGAAACAACACCCCAAGCACCTGACATCCATTTAATGCTTGCCTGAAAAATAAGAACCATCTTTTCCCAAGTGTCTTGGAAGAAAGTTGTTTGAGTTGCAAGATAAGTGATACCTGCGATAACTGCGAGAATAGCTGCAACAATTAGAGTCCATCCAACAGCGGTCAAAGCACCAGCCAAAACGATAGTTTCGCTAGCCAAAATACCTTGAACAACAGCAAGCGCAGCAGTAACAGCAGTCCATGCTTTTGTTGCTGCAACAACAGTCAAAATAAGCAAACCAAACTCTTTAACCCCAGGCATGCTAAGAACTCTCATAAGTTCAACTAGCATTGGCAAAATAAAACTTCCAATTTGTTCCTTGAAGTTATCCATAGAAACATTGAACTTTGCGAAAGGATCTGCTTTCTTAGCTGCAAACCCTTCAAACTCGGCAGCCAAATCACCTAAAACATCTTTAGAGTTCTTGAGTTCAGGGAACATACGCTTCAGCGCAGCAGTATTACCTTTATATGCTTGAGCAACAGCCTTTGAGACTTTCTCTTGATTCAAACCAGAACCAGCCGAAGCATCTAAAGTAATTTGCAATAACTCTTGAGCCTTTTGAACATCCCCAGTAACTCTCGCAAAACGAGACATCGCAGGTCTAAGATCATCATCCAGGATTCCCAGTTGATTAGATAAAGTCTGCAAATAACTTTCGTTAGCAGCAATCTGCGCATCGGTGGCATCAGTAGAACGCTGAAGTTGCGTAGCCAAAAGAAGCTGAGACTTAGCATCAGCAGAAGCAGCCTTAGCGGCATCAGTAAGCTGACTGATACCTAAACCGATACCGGCAGCAGCAATAACCTTGCCAAGCCCCTTAAAACCGCCCTGAGCCTTCTTAATGCCTGAATCATCAAACTTAGATAAGAGTTTTACGATTACGGACATTAGTTAAGTTTCCTGTTCACCTTAGCGGCATAGCGGTCAATAACTAATTTTATCTCACCCTGTGCATCATCAAGAGCATCTTCAACATTGGGATAAACGAAGTTATTTAGATTGCGTTCCTTCAACTTCTTGATCATCCAACGACCCTGCGTTGTTATTGAGTGTCTGCGAACATAATCCTTATACGCATATTCACTAGTAATCTTCTTAGCTTTACGCATACCACCTTTACCAGCAATATCCGCGATGGCAGTCATAGGCGAATTGACCCAAACAGAAACTAAAGCAGTCACCGCAGAATATCTCGAACGACCTGAACGAAACTTAATTGTGACACTATTCGCTGGCTTGCCAACACCCCAACCAGTTCGACCCGTGTGAACCATACCTGAAAGCGGAGCAGTAGTAGGAATCTGAGACTTTATTATTGAAGCAATAGGTTTACCAATAGCCTTAGCATCTCGCACAAGCTCTTTCTTTAGTCCAGGTTGTAAACCTTCTAAATCTCGAAGCAAACCTTTTACATCATAGATAACAGTAGGTTCAGCCATTATTTCCCATTCGTATCATTCTGCGATCTAACTGCATAATACATAGTCATAATCATGCGGTCAGTCTCCTGCATTAGAACACTAGGAGCGATACCTGTTGCAACAGCAAGGTTAGCGATAAACCAATGAGTGGAAGTCTCGCCTATGCTTTTGATACTTTTGGGTCAGCAACCTCAACTGATTCAATAGTTTCGCACCAAGCTTCAAACTCGGCAGAAGTCTTACCTAAACGCTTAGAAGCAAGCCAAGCCAAATAGTAAAGATGGGTAAGTTTCTGCAACTTATCAATGCTTAAATCAAAATAGGATTCCCATTTGATTAGATCAGAAGCAGAAGTTTGCAACGCGTAAACTTCACCGGTGGCAGTAGTTAAAGTGATATCAATTTTTTGCATGAAATCACTCTAGCCTAAAGATTAGGCTGTTGCGCGAGAGACTGTTGAAGTTGTCGGCCAGGTAACTGAGAAAGTAGCCAAATCACCAATCTGACCTGAAACAGGAGTTAAATCAGTAACCAAGCAAATCGCAGTATAAGCAGGGTTAGTCGCTGAAGTTGCTGTTGAAGTTGGCTTGATAACGACAGTCGCGTTAGTTCCAAGCAAAGGCCAAAGAGTTGCATCAACCGCAGAAGCAGCATAATCCTGATTGAACTGAAGTGTTACAGAACCTTCTTTTAGGCCAGCAACGCGGGTAACCCAAGTGCTACCAAAAGCAGTAGTTGTAATGTCGTTAGCAGAAGCCTTTAGCTCAACCTGAGTCAGGTATGAAGCCAAAGCAGTAGAACCGTTGATGCTAACGCTGAAGTCTGTTGCGACAAAAATTGCCATTATTTATCCTTAACTTGCGAATACTTGAACCGAAAACTCGGCACTGTAATAGTCTAATGCATTTATACTAACTGCCCCGATTGCACTTGTTTCAGCAACAAACACATCGAAAGCATAACCGCCAAGGGTGCGATCTGATTCAATCGCATACTTGATAGAACCGCTACCAGGAGCAATATAGACATCCATCGCCTGCTGAGCTGAGCGCTCAGAAACACGCCCCAAAACGACAGTAACCTTGAAAGTGTATTCGGCCATAGAGCGATTATTTTGCTTGTTGTAAGCGACTTTATCTATTGCAATCATGGCCATAGGCGGGTTGACCACATCAGGCAAAGTCTCAACAACTCTCAGCCCTGAAATAGTTGCTAGGTTATTTGCTAACCCTGTTCTTAGGTTGCTGATAGCCATTATGCGCCTGTTCTAAGCAGCCTAAACGGATTGATTAGCTGAGCAACATCGCCATCAATGCTTGACCCAACACGCATAATACCCATGTCAGAAACACCGGCAACACCCAGCGGAGACTCTAGGCGCTTGAATAATCTTGAAGCCTGGATAATGCAAGCAAACTTTACAGGCTCGGGGACACTCGGCCAACCCCAAGTTCCTGTAACCTTGACAAGGTTAGATTCTTGCCAAGTTGGGAAGAAATAGTTGTAAACAGCAATCAAACCGGTAATCGGCTGATATCCACCATTCCCAAAAGTGTTAGCAGGGATAGTCTGATAATCGGTTGAAGCCCAAATCTGATTGTAAGTAATTGGGTTGCTCTGAGCTGTTGCAACTTCAGTAATAGCCTGGCAGTCATCAATCCAACAGTTATAGGCATCGTTAGCCTTGAAATAACGAACAACACCTGAAGCAGTTGAATAGAAGAAGCGGTTACAGTATTGGTCAATCATGCGAGAAGCAGCGTTAATGCTGTTCTCAATCAAAGCATCATCAACAGTGTCAGTAATGCGAAGAGCTGCTTTTACATCTGCCAGAGTGCAATAGCCGTTAGTTACTGCCAAAATAAACTCCTAAAGTCCTTATTAGTTTACCTTGCCAGCAGTAATGCGGGCTTTCAAATCAGTAGTACTAATGCCAGGAGTATAAGGAACATAAACAAGCTGAATCTCTAACTGATCTAACCATTCCCTAGAGAACTGCATTTGAGCGTAATAATCTTTTCTCGCCCAGTCATCACCAATAACAATAAAGTCAGGCATAACCTGCTCAATACTAGGTTTAGAGTCTGCCCCGCCAATGTTAGAAATAACCGCATCCACATACTTGCAACCCAAAAGAACTTCTTTACGCTCAGCAAAACTCATAATAGGCGGTTTGCCCTTATACGCCTGAATAAAGGCATCAGTGTTCAAAGCCACAATAACTTCCCCATCCTGCCCTGCAAGCCTTCTACAAGCCTTTAGGAAGCGTACATGAGCCGAATGGAACAAGTCAAAAGTTCCCCCTGTATAAACTACTTTTCCCAACTATTAGCCCTTCTAATCTGCAAACTCCAGTTACCTTCACTGTAATCCTGCTCAGCAACCTTCTTCTCAAAGAGCTTATGATTGCGCTGAAAAGTCAAATCATTATTAGTTTGAAAGCCAGAGTTCAAAGTACTGGAATTGTCATGTCTCAGCGCAGCATGAATAAAGTGAGCCTTAACCCCAGCCTGCTCAAGTCTGCGCTCATAATCATTATCTTCAAAATAGATCGGGTGAAAACGCTCATCAAACAAACCAGCCTTCAACACTGCACCTTCACCTAAAACAAACCCTGACCATTTAGGGTAAATACTCAAGAAGTTGATGGCCTGAGTATCAACCTTTAGAGCAATCTTCTCCAGCGCACCAGGCAGAAACACTGAATCGTCATTGACTAAAACCCAGTAAGGCGCAAAAGGCGTACTCTTCACAATCAGGTTTAGACCCCCGCCATAACCCAAACCATAAGGCAACTGAATAAACCACAAGTTCTTTACAAGCTCAGGCTTTACAGGCTGATACTCACGCTTACCCGAATTGTCCACAATAACAAGATTCTCAACAGGGTAATCAATAGAAGCAAGCAGGCGGTCAGCCATGTCAAATCTTGAATAAGTCAAGAAACCAAGAACAGGTATCATTTCTCAGATAACTTCTTGATAAGTGGCTTCCATTTCTCCTGATAAACCTTGTCAGCATCATACTGTTGAGCAAAAGTCAAAGTGTCAGGGAACTCTTGTCTGCCCCGCTGGTAAGCCTGCTCAAGCGCATCAGCGATAGCCTGCACATTAGGGATATTGAACCAAGTATGTTGACCGGCATCCCATAAAGGTTGACCATTGATTAGGAAACTATCAGGCGAAGCAAGCTCAGCCGAAGCAGCAAAGTTGCTTGTGATAATAGGCACACCGCAAGCCTGAGCTTCTATCTGCGGAACTCCAAACCCTTCACCATAATTAGTAAACAAGCCAACATCCCAAGCCGAATAGATCGCAGCCAAAGTCTCCTGACTAATCCCATACTGATAAGCAATCGGGTCAACAAACTTGACCTTCTCAGCAGGGACACCACAAGCAGCAAGAATGTTAGGCAACACAAAACCTGACTGCTTACCATAAGGGTCAGAGTGAATGTAGAGAATAACATCATCATGCTTTTGAGCAAACAAACCGAAAGCAAGAAAGTTCTCTGCAACAGCTTTACGATGGATAAACCCGCCAGCCTTGTTAGCAAAGTTCATTCCAACAACAAAGTTATTTTCACCGCCAACAAACTCACGCCCAGAAATACCTTCAGGCAAATCCTTAGTCGGCTTGAAAACTTTAATATCAATCGCATGCGGAATATACTCAGATTCAATACCTGCCTGCTCAATCATGTTCTTACCGAAAACACTCATCGCAATAGGCGTAACATTAGGCTTCCTAAGCCACTTCAAAACATTCTCAGGGGCAGGCTGATGATCTATCGGAGTCCAAGAAGCAATAGGAATACTGTCAAGCGCAGGATTATCGAAAACCCAAACATCATAAAGAGTCAGCATCCAAGAAGGCAGTTTAGGATTCTCGGCCTTCCAATGCGCATAATGCAAAGGCATAACATCAGTACTGTATTGATTCATTCCCCTGCTGTAATGCGGGATAAGCCCTGCACCTGTTTCAATAGTGGAATTGACACCTTCACCACCATAGTTAGAAAGCATCGCAACCTTATGGCCATCCCTAACAAGTCGTTCAATGACCTGCTTAGATTGAGTACCATAACCAGTCGGCTGATTAAAAGAATTTGAATACCAGGCAATAGCGGCTTTAGTTGTCATGCAAATACTCTATAAGAAAAACCCCCCAAACCTTTTGAGTTTGAGGGGCTTTTCGGGGAGAGAAGCTGTTAGCTAGCAGCACCCTTGAAGTACTTGATGTTTGCAGTTTGCACTAGCGCACCATCTAGTCTCCATGTTGCTCTCCAAGTAGCAAGGTCGTTACCGAAAGCGTAGTCATCGCTTCTGTCAACCTGAAGGCCACCAGCGTTGCGGATGTATAGAGCCTTTAGATCACCAGCAAGAACAGACTTCACACCAGTACCAGGAGAAGGCATCGCAGGAGTTTCGATAACTGGAACACCAAGAACCAAGTCACGAGCATCCTGAGAAGTACCAATGTTGAACAGGTACTGACCATAAGAGTCCTTTAGCTTACGCATAGCAGCAATCGAAGTCTTGTTAGCAAGAATTGCGAATGAAGGCTTAGAGCGTAGAGAACCATCTAGGCTGTAAACAAGGTCAACAATATTGTCAGCAGTGAAAGCACCGCTAACTCCAGTGCCACCAACAAGAGCGCTTGAAGCGCTGTTTAGTAGACCGGTAGGCTCAACAGTTCCAGTTCCGTTAACTAGCTTGTCACCGATTGCGTAACCGAAAGCGTTACCAAACTGCTCAGCTAAGAAGCCAACAATGTCAACACCAGCATCCAAAACTAGTTCGCGTGAAAGTTGTGCAAGAGCAGAGAACTTGTACGCGTTTAGAGTTGTGAAAGCGTTGAATGTAGGCTCTGATGTACCGATTGAAGAACCCTGACCAACGATAGTTGCAGTCGAGAAAGCTGACTGTGAAGGGATCTGCAAGTTTTCACCAGTAGAAGTGTTGATTACAGTTGCGTAATCAAGTAGAGGGTTTACTAGGCGAGCAACCTTAACAATCTCGTTGTAGAAAGATGTTGGGACAGGCGCACCAGTAGAAGAACCAGTAATTGCACGGAACTCGTGTCCACGAATCTCGCCAGCAACCATCTTACGAAGAATGTCTGACTCGGTGTCGCTTACAGAAGCACCAGCAAAGTTAACAGCAGCCTTCTGCACTGCTTCAGCAGTCTTAGCTTCACGCTGTTCTAGCTCGATTAGTTCGTTTCTCTTGTTGATGTCAGCGGTTAGAGAAGCATACTTAGCCTCATCTTCACCAGACCAAACGCCACCACGAGCTTCAACTGAATCAATCAGTTCCTTAGCTTCGTGCCAAGCCTTAGCCTTAGCATCAACCTGCTTAGCAATAAAATCGCTCATTAGGTTTGTTCCTTTCAAGAACATAAATAAATAGGGGGATTGTTTTAGATCAGAGATAAACTCACATACCTAGAATCAGGGGATAAACACGCCTGATAAATAAAGTCTATACCCCAAATATATACATTCGCATAAAAGAAAACCCCCTGGGACAAATCAGGGGGAAAAGAAAGTTAGGTTTCTTTATTTATTGCCAACCAACACCACGCAGGAGCAATACTTAAATTATACGCGTTTCATCAGCAAATCTAATTCCTTTTTCTTCAAATCAAGAAGAGCAGAAGGGTTAGTAACTTCAGGGTCTTGCTTTAGAACCTTGCCAAGAGTGTCAGTCAAAAGTTCACCCTGACGCTCAGTAAGTTCATCGCCAGACTCTAAAGCCAAAAGAGCATCAGTTAGTTCTTCAGCAGATACTCCGCGAATCTCAGCAAGGCGAGCAATCTTATCAGCTAGTTCAGTCATAGCTCTAACGCTAGCAGTTCCTTCAGTCGCAGTGTAGGCAGGAAACGCCACCAGGCTAACTTCGTGAACATTGACACGCTTCAAAATACGCTGATCCGCTGAAGGCCATTCATCGCCATTAGCAGGGACACGGAAACCGAAACTGAAGGCGTTGACATCGCCACGCTTGATAAGTGTTGCAGCATCACGCCCAGCCTGAGTGTCAGGAAGGTTTGCTTCAACTAGCAAGCCTTTAGAATCTTCAGACAGCTTCAAAGTGCCTGCACGAGTGGAACCTAAAACAGTTCCAGTATCGTGATTCCAAAGCAGTTTCACATCATTACGAGAGTTCAAAGAGTCGCGGAAAGCACCCTGAGCAATAGTCTCAGTGAAAGGCAAAGGCTGAGAAGGGCTGTTGAATACTGCTGCATAACCGCGCAAAGTCATGCCATCGCCTTCAGCACGAATCTCCAAATCACGCACAATCTGTCTGCGCTCAATACCCTTAGTTACACGCTCTCCACGCTTAGCCAAAACAGCAACCTGAGTCGGGTCAATGAAACGAACACTATCCATCTGCATCTCTTCCATACCGGTCATCTCGGCAGGCATCTCATCAGTTGGCTGAGCAGGAACATGCACTTCCCCAACTTCTTCAATGTCAGTCGCGAAAGCGTTACGCAAATCATCGCCAATAACAGCACCTAACTGCCAGTGCCACTTAGAGAATCTATCCTGCAAGTCAGCTAAGAAGTTATAGATACCCTGCTGATTGAGATCATCTGCACATTCAAGAATCTCAACAACTTCATTCAATAAAATCTCGTTAGCCTTATAGATAGCAAGAGATAACTGAACAGGGTCACCACCAATAAAGGTTGCTTCAATCTCAGTGTTAGCAACAAACTCAGGCAACATAAAAGGAGCATCAACATCAAGTTTTCTAATGTTCTCAGCAATCGGGTCAATAGCAGAATCATAATCCTGGTAAATCTCTTCAAAGAACTCATGGAACTGAGAGAACAAAATACCCTTAACATTCCAATGCGCACCATGAGCCAAGAACTTAGCTGAAACAACATTAGCCAAAAGGCTCTTCAACTCATCAGCCAAATATTCTTTAGTAGGCTCAACCGCTTCTTCAGCAATCAATTCAACTTCGCCATCACGCTTAGAAGTGTAATCAATAGTCTTAGGGTCAAGAACTTCAGTCACTCCAGCCTTCTTGTAAGCTGCACGAGCCTGCGGGTCATTATCAACAGCAAAACGCACATCTTCTCCATTATTAATCAACTCAGCAGCCACAGTACCCTTCCAATCATTAGTTCCAGCAGGCGGAATCTGAGAAGGGCGCATAATAAGTTCCCTATACTGAATACCAAACTCATCCAACTGGTCAATAGTGTCAGCGCGCTGAGATTCATCTCTACCAGTCACAACATAAAGTTTAACATTCTGGTGATCTAGCCAGTCAAAGTAATCCTGATGCAAAGCACCATTCACAATCAAAGTGTCATCCAAATCAGTTACGCCAACTTGAGCAACAACATCACGCTTCGCCATATTTTCATCCATTCCATTTACCCAACTTTGGCCTGCATCGCCACCCCAAGCATCCCAAGCCACTCGGCCTGCACTCGGAAACCCATCTTCGCCACTACTAAAACCAGTAGCCTGTTTATCAACTTCGTGTCTCGCAAAATAAGAAATCATGCGATTCACTACATCAGCAGAAACATCCTTGCCAGAAGCAAGTTGCGCAGCCCTAGCTCTACCAACAGCAGTAAAACCATTACCTGCAAAACCATCAGCAATCCACTTCAAAGCCCTAGAAGCAGCTTCAGCAACACCAGCAGGCGGAGTATAAGAACCCGCTTCAACTGCTCTCTTCAACTCACCGCCAGGCTTCATCTTCTCAGCGATACTCAAAGCAACCATCTGAGCAATAGCCTTCTTCTTGTCAGCGTGAGAACCTAGAACAGTGCCATCTTCCTTAACAGTGTCCCAACCTTGAGCAGACTTAGAAATAAAATAAGGCATTAGTCCTGCTTCTGCACAATCACTCCAAGACTATAAGTTCCAGAAGTAGTCACCGCATAAAGAGCATCACCTGGATCAAGAGTCAACTGCAAGATATTTGCTGAATTGATATGCACAGATTGACCCTGAACTAAACCAGAGCCACCAATCCAAATCTGTCTGCCAGCATTAGATTCAAGATTATGCAAAGTCACCTTAGAAGGACTTGTATCAGGAGCAACAACCTGCACCAAAGCAGTACCAACAGAATAAGCATTTTGAGTTATAGGCATTTATTCTCCAGTCTCATAACTGCCAGCAGGAACAGTAGTCGGATTCTGTAATTGAACAGTCGGCAAACCAGTATGAGCAATCTTAGGCAAACCAAGAACAGCCAAAACATCTTCAGGAACAAACCCAAGCGCAATAAGTTTCTGAGCCATCGCAACCTTATTCTCCTGCTCAGTCAAACCAGCAGCAGTAATATCCACATTCGCCAAAGGAACACGAACAACATCGCCACCATCAATAGGGCGCATGTTCTCTTTACGCCTAACTTCATTAGCAGACAAAACACCATTCTGAAGCAACTTAGAATAACCTTCAATACGAGTCGCATAATCACCGCGAAGCAGATCATCAGTACTAAACGCTAAATACGCTGAATCAGGAAGCAACGCACTAAAAGCATCCTCAAGTTTCGCCAACCAAGGGCGCAAAGTATGAGTAACAAAAGCAATCTGCTTCTGCTCAATGCTGTTATAGCTCTGCCCGCCATTATTCAAACCAATCATGTCAGTAGGAACACGGAAAATACGAGCAACATCTTCAACCGCCAGCCTGCGAGAGTCAAGCATCTGCGCTTCATCATTAGCAACCTGAGTGCGCTTGAAAGTAGCACCGCCAGACAAAATACCTGTCTTATGCGCTTTACGATAACCCTTATGCGCTCTATCAAAACTCTTAGCAAGATTCTCAGCCTGCTCAGCAGTCAACGCACCAGGATACTCAATAACACCAGAAGTCTGAGTTCCCTGACCAAAGAAACGAGAAGCAAAGCCTTCCAAGCTCATGCTCAAACCTAGATTCTCTTTCAAAGTGTCAACAGTTGACTTACCGCGAATCTCACCAGGCATCAAAATAGAGCCAGTAATGTGAAGCATGTCATCGCTGGCAAGTTCCTTATTGCCTTCATCAGCAGAAATATAGCGCTTAGTTCCATTCGCTTTACGAGAAACAGAGACCTTCATCGGGTTCAAAACCATCATGCTAAGAATTTGCCCTGTAATCGGGTCGCGGAAAATACGCACAAAAGCATTACCATCCATCAGCAAACTGATCATGCACTGCTGCCAGAAAGAAACGCTGTTTATCATCGCATCAGGTCGGCCAACCCAAGCAGGTCTAGGGCGGTAAGGGTAAGCAATACCATCCCTGCGAATGTAAGTATCAACCGGTAACGCTGAAATAGTGTCAGAGATAAGAGAGACACAAGCCCAAACGCTGTTTATCTGTAAAGCAGTCGTATAGTCAATGAACGAACCTGCCTGAGTTTCAAAGCTCGACAGATCACCTGCACCCCAAAGAGTTTGAAAAGAAATCGCACGATTCTCACCGCCAGATAAATTGCGAAGCATTACTTGCCACCCTTATCTAAAGCCAACCCAAACAACAACACACCAGCACCAAACAAAATCAACCCAACAGGCGGATAAATTAGGCCTGCACCCAACGCCACCAAACCAACACCAACAGCCTGCAAAATAGTCGCTAACAAAATCATCCTTAGAAGGTAAAAAACTCAGGCACAATATCAGTATCTAGTTTACTTGTTGCGCGGTCATATGCGATAACAAAAGCAACCGCAGCATCAATACGCCTAGAAGAAGCACGAGACTCCTTCACAATACGCGCACCCAAATTATCAATCTTCAACTTACAGTTATCCAAGTGCCTGGCAAGAAGTGGATCACCATCGTGAGTTAAAGTTGCTTCAGTAACCGAATCAAATACCTTCTGGCAAGCACCAACCATCCTGCGGGCAGAAGTCGAAGGATATTCAACCACCGGCAAACCCAAATCCATTAGAGCCTGCATAGTTCTCTGCCACCTAAAAGGGTCAAAGGCAATTTCCCTAGTATTGGGATGTTTCTGAGCAAACTCAATAATTGTCTGCTCCACTTCCAAAGTATCAACTCGCCAATCATCAGCATCATTCGGCTGGCGTTCCCAAGCCTTCACTAACCAAACATGCGGTTTCTCTTCCTTAGTTTTAGGGACAGTAACAGCAACAACCGCAGTCGTATCACCATTAAACGAGCCATCCACACCCAAAACAACATCAGCCAAATCATCAACCTGAACTTCAGCTTGCAAACCATCCCAAACCCCAGCAGGCAACCACGCATTCTGGCTAGACACCCATTGATTGCAACGCTTAGTTCTAAACTCAGCTTCAGGAGTACGCTTCACCATAGAATCAAAATCAGCCTTAGAATTCAAATCGCCATAACCAGGATTAGCCTGCATCCAAGTCTCTTCCAACCGGTGATCTGCATCAATAGGCGCTTGCCACCAAGCCATATAGAAAGTCGGGTCAACAATTTCACCGCGAGCAACCTTCTGGCCATACTGATAAAGCTGATAAGCAGTGCTATCTTGTCCAGTCGAATCAGACTTCACCCCGCAAGTAGTAGTAGCCAACATCATCGGCTGCCTTCTCGAAGCCATAGACAACTGCATAACATCCCAAAGTTCACGATTAGGAAGAGCATGACACTCATCCATAATCACTGCGCTAGCGTTCAAACCTTCCTTGGAATACGCTTCAGCAGAAAGTACTCGCCAAATTGAACCAGTAGAAGGAACTTCAATAACATCCCGATAGATGTTGCACATCGAAGCAAGCTCAGGCTCACGCTCAATAATCTTGCGGGCATCCCCGAAAGTAATACGAGCCTGCTCCTTCTCAGCAGCACAAGAATAAACTTCACCACCATCATCACCATTGAAAAGAAACCAGAGTCCGACACCGGTTACAAGGGCTGACTTTCCGTTTTTACGAGCCTTGCCCCAGAGAGCAGTCCTTTTCTGGAACAAACCATTCTCATCCAAAACCAAAGTCTCTTCAAGAAGTTTCTCCTGCCAAGGGCGCAAGCGAATCGGCTGACCAGCAGACCCCGCAACAGAATCCTTAGTCAAAGTAACAAAAGTATTTATGAAATCAACAGCATCAGCACCGCGACTACCAAACCGCAAATCAGTCGGAGTAACTAGAGCAGGCGGCCAACTACTTACTAGGCTCAACAACAATCACCTGATCGCGCTCTTGCTGGCGTTTCCTAAGTTGCTCCATCTTAGTCTCAGCCTTAATCTCAGCAAGCCCCAACTTAGAACGAGCATCAACAGTCAAACCCAACAAACCAAGATTCCTAACAATAGAAACTTCAAGATCTAAAAGCTGGCGGTGAACATGATAATCATCAGGCTTCTCAACAAACTGTCTCTCCAAAATAATCTGCCTATCCAACTGCTTACAAACCAACAACAACAACTCAACATCAGACTGCGGGCTAATCCAAGTCTGACCGGCATTGAACACCCGATTCCAAAGCAACATCCCAGCCCAATCCAAAGGCTGATGCGGTTCGACCCTGCCAGAGCTAAGCGCAATAGTCCCATTGACATCAGGCAACTTACGCTGACCAGGATTACCTAGAGCGCGTTTCTGTTCAAGGGGCTTAGCAGGATTCGCCATGCAACAAGGCTACCAACTTAACTCACCAAGTGCAGAGCCGTGCAAATTCT